TACTCCAATGCGTCTAACCATGGAGTTGTAAACTCAGCAATTAAGAGTGGCACCAGTCTTGCCACTAACCAAAGAACTTACAGGAATAACCCTGCCTTTTGGATGGAGAAGCGGACTTCTCCCATCCCTATTCCCCAACGGCAGGATTCTCCACGACCTCGTCCGACCAAGACGGAGTCCAGTTACTACGATGACTTGCCCTTTTTAGATCTCTACGACGACGAAGATCTATATCGATACAGTTTCGCTGAGACTGAATATGCTAGGACCTGTTCGGACGCAATCGGAACTTGGCATCCCTCCAATTTGGAACGTAATAGAACTATGCACGCTCTGAATGGAAACTCTTCTAAACGCGAGAAGAAGAGTGGCAAGCCAGCTAAGAACACCTCAAAGCCCAAGAGCAAACAACCCAAGAGACCTCGGAAGCCAAACCTGGCACAAGTCGCGCGAACCCCGAAGAGTGTTGCCTGGAAGAATCCAGGGGGACCCGTACACGTTTACCATCCCACCTTTTCAGGAAAACGCGGTTCTTCCACTATGGCGAGTTCAAATGGGCCTAATTCCTCTGCACCGGTCGCAATGACTACCACCTTGAGTGGGAGTGCTCCGCAGATCTCAGCCTCCGGAGGAGAATATAGAGTGAAACATCGAGAAATGATCTCTTCGGTCTTCGGAGTCGCTGCAGGCGTGGCTCTTATGACGTTTAATCTAAATCCTGCGTTGGCTGCTGCTTTTCCCTGGCTAGCGGAAGTTGCCAAGCAGTATGATTCATATCATTTTAATAGCTTGAGTTTCGAATACTTTACCCGCACCAACACTGCTGCTACCGGGGTTGGTATTATGGCTGTTGATCCGAATGCCGCTGCTTCTACGCCCACAACTGAGCAGATTATTTCGAGTTATGAAGGCTCTAAATCTTTCGCACCTTGGACCAATCAGGTCATCAAGTATCTTGGCAAGTACTTGCATGGTGATGATTACTGGAAGTATACGCGTGAAGGACCCTCCGGCCAGCCTGTACAAAATACAGACGTGGGGACTTTCACTTTACTCACTGAGGGACAAGCCGATAGTAGTGAAATCGGTAAACTTTATGTGAACTACGATGTAGTCCTCAAAACTCCTCACGTAGATCCAGAAACTTTTTCAGTCCCCGCACACGTGTCATTCTTGACTGGTATTACCCAGAACATCCCTGTAACGGGAGATGTCACTGCAATTCTTGATGCAAACTGGTGGAATACTGAACCCAACTATGCCAATGGGCTGGCGATAGATACCGCCCTTTATCCTTACGTACTCCCTCCAGGGGTGTATCGCATCGATGTCAACTTCAACGCTTATTGGACCGGCGCAACTCATTGCTATATGACTCTGAGCGGTTTGCAAAATGACCTTGGTGATTGGAATGTGCTGCGTATAGCATCCACACTACACCCTCCCCATGATTTCAAGAACATCTATGAAAATGTTTCGGCCATAGGGTTTCTGACTACTAAATTGCCCACCAGTGACAATATAAGCTTCGATGCGAGTTTTATCAGTACGTCCACTGGTATAGTTACTATCACCAACCAGAAACTAGTCTTCACCCTCCTGGAAGGTGGGGGAGTTGGAAACCAGATCTATGGACCAACTCTGTCGGGTGATTGTCCAATTCGCACGGTACAGTACTTTGGAGATGAACGCAACATCGATCCGAAGAGTACACCGATGAGTGATGGCAAGTACCAGGTGTTTTGTGAGAACTCCGGAGAAGTTGGTGAAGAGCAACATCACGGGTCAGGAACAGCGGAAATAGAAGATTCCGTGGAGGTCGAGATGCCCATTCCTGTCGCACGACTCCGAGCGGAAAACCCACTAGGAGCCGCGGAGAAGGATGTGGAACACCCTCCTATTCGCCCACATCGTGTGAAACCCATCACCGAACCCCGCAAGCCTTTCTCTCGATAGGCCGCCCCGAATTTGTGCAGACTCCAGCGCAAAGTCAAATTCGGACAACCGGGCGTGGGAACGACCCCACAAAGAGGACTATGGAGTCACTGTAAGTAATATCTCTTGGGACGCAGCAACGTCTCGCCAAGAGTTCGACCAGGCTTACGACACCCTGGAGTCACAAATTATGAAGCTCGACTGGGCTATCACTAATAAATTACGAAACAAACAACAACACGCTCTGAACGGAAACCAAGCGTCCAGGAAAACATCAGCCAAGTTAAAGGACACAGAAGCAGATTTCACATTGAATCTCTCCGTGCCCGCATGCTTTAAACCTTGCTTATCCCATCATCATATTAAGAGGAAAGAGGGGGCTGCTCGTCGAGTTGCGGCCAAGGAACGCCGAGCGCGTCAAACCCTGGCCAAAAACCCAGTTTACATCCTATGCGCTGCCCCGTCTTGCTCAGAAACTTTCCACTACCACCCTGCCTCAGACGACGCAGAGGAGCGTTTGGCTGAGGTTATGAGAGAAGTCACCATCGACATGGCTAAAGCTGACAAGATAGCCGCTACCTCTCGTCATCTTCAAAATTCAGAGGAAGTGAGCTACATGTTCGTCGAATCGAAGGAAACTAGTAGCAAAGCTAACCCACACCAAGAGACGTGTGGGATTACCAAAGCTAATGATACCGAAATCAAGACAACCCCCAAAACTGGCTTAGCCACCACCCTGAAAACAGGAGAAACGGGGAACAAGGGAGCAATCACCACCACATCCCAAGTGGAGATGGTGTTTGTACCGGCATATTTAGTTGGAGAGACAACTAATCCTGCTAGAGAGTTTAAGGTGGACTCTGCTATGCTCAAAAGTCTGAAGTCAAAATTTCCAAACCCCTTCATTAGCCATGCCATCTCCAACGTGTTCTTGGCGCACGTGGCCCGAGCTTTTCCCAATGCTGATGACGTCATCAGAGTCTCAACCTGCACGTGCTTTCTGGCCCAACTATATGTCAAGCAACAAGCGTTACGCTTACCATACATTAACGACATGGTGTACCAGAGTGCTTTGCAGAAAAACAAAGAGACAGCAACGTTCGTCCAGCCTAGTTCCTTGGATTTCCAGGAATATGTTTTAGGCCTTGGGCAAACAATGGATCATGGTTCAATTTATCGTCATTGGGCAATCACCTCAGATCTAAAACCTAAAGCAGGATCGAACGGAAACTTCAGTGTCCTTTCCTCAAGGGGATTCACCCCGACTAATGTCGGAACTCCAGAGGTGGGTAGTTTTGACACTGAAGACAATGAACACCCAAAGTTCTACAAGAGCATTTTCTTTCGCTTGAGGGGAAAAACTGATTTCAGTCTATTAGACGCCAATGGCAAAAACTACACCAATGCCATGTATAGATTGTTTCGTCACCGCGAACCCGTTAATGAACCCTTAGGTCCTGGTCCATCTGAGTTGGAGCTCCGGAAAAATCAGATGCGCCTCCTCAACCATTTCCCGATCAACCCCCGTCTTTTGAAAAGCTGCTCGCATACGCCTACAGTTATACCAGGAGAAGACGGCAATGCTGCTACACGTCAATTCGTGGCTGACGGGCTTAAAACCTTCACAGAGGACCATAGATCACTCAAGTGGTTGTTGTTCGCCTTGACATTTTCGGGTTTTTCAACATACTTCTACAGGTCATTAGTCAACGCACTTTTTGCCCGTAGACGGTTTGTCACCTTGGGCACGCTAGTTCTATCTCGATTTCTGGCTGGCGCCGGCGTCCTGTGGGAAACAATTCGATTAAGCGCCAAAGCAACGAATCACGTCAGGACTCAACTACACAATATTGGTCTGGCCTCAGCTTATTACAAGCTGGTGACCAAATTCAAGTTGTACCGCTGGTGGTTCAAGGACGCCCCCATTCACAGTTACGGCGTGCCTCTTTCAGTGAAACCTGGTGAAGTCCAGTTCAAGAAAGAATGGGCTAAGCCGGGCAAACATGGGCGGCTCTTTGTGAGTTATGGCAAGTCTATATTGACTTATGGGTGGTTTTTCTCTCACCTCAAGCAGTTCTACTGCCACAAGTACGAATTCCAACACCCCAGCTCAAATCTGCCCCTCAGTTTGGAGATCGTCAAGAGTTTGGACGAGAGCTGTCGGCCCACTCGAGTGCCTCCAAAAGGTATGTCATGTCGCATATTCAGTGATGATATGGAGATGACATGGTATGATCCAGGCTCTGACACTCTATTCCGTATAGATATCGATATTAGTGGATGTGACGCTGGCAATACTAGCGCCATGTTCTACATCATGGGTTTTCTAATGGTCCGAGCTAATGCTGTCCTAGACCCTTTAACCCAATCGTACGCACGCCTCACTGGTCCTCTTAGATGTGTCAACCCATCCAACCCAAAAGAGGTGCTCAACGTGCGACCCAAAACAATTTACCAAGGGAGTGGCTGTCCAGAAACCACATTCGTCAACAACGTCGCTTCATCTAGTATATTGCTAGCTGTGTATGATCTTATCAGCCGAGATGTGGACGGATGGAACCACAGCACTGAAGAAGATAGAACCCGCCTTATCAACAAAGCTGCGGGCTTAGTCGGTCACCAAGTTTCTGTGGATCATCGCCATAATATGGAGGAAACGCAGTTCTTGAAGTATTCCCCCATGCAATCCGTCAAATCTGAGTGGATCTACGCTCGGAACATAGGGGCTATCTTCCGTAGTTTGGGCAGTTGTGATGGGGATATCACCGCCGTTCATCTTGGGGTCACCCCTGCAGTCTTTCGTAATCTTTCCCACGCTGAGCGTGGCGAACGATTCGCACAAAACGTGGTTTTAGGTCTACAGAACGAGCCCAACCATTGCGTAATGAAAGCACTCCGTGACAGATTCCCTGGTGGAACCAAACCCGTTACCGACAACATCTATACAGCCATGGCGCATGATCGACGTCGCCACAATATTCCGACAGAGTCGCTTATCACTCGGTATGGATCAACTCATGACGAGTGGGATCTGTTCTGCGCCTCTATCCGAACCTTGCGGCATGGGCAGACCGTCTCCTCACCAATCATGACTCGCGTCATGGCCATTGACTACTCTCTTGGAGAAGTCAAATAAAATAATCAAAATAAAACTAAACAAAATTAACTGTGCACTCACAGAATAAAGGTAAG